ATTCCGCGTTGTTCGTCCTCTTGAAGGCGCAGAACTTGGGGTATACATGGAGCTTCGTGGTGAAGCTATGGGGCTTTTGAGTACTGAGCCGGATGTATCGTCGTACGAAAAGCGATAGTTTCAGTGGGACCAGTTTCCGGTCTGGCTAAAAACCGGATTTAAACTCAAGGGGGACCTATGCCGCATATACCTAGTCTTATTATTACGTTCGACGAAACAAAGAAACCAGAGACGCCTAAAGCGGATCTAACTCCTACGCAGGCAAAGAGCGAGATTAAGTCTTTGATAAACGATATCCACGTTCTGACTAGAGATCACGCAGCTACGATCAAAAAGTTAGAAGACGAGGCTAAAAAAGCCGAAAAAGACTTTGATAAGCAGTACAAAAAGCTATCGAAGCGCTTAGAGTCATTACAAAAGGCGGCTAACGAATGAACTCTCCTAGTTTATCTGGACTTCGTATATCTTTACTAAACAGAGTCCGCACAGCAGACAGATTAATAGCCGCCTCTACCAAACGAAAGAACCATAGAGCCGAGCTAGATAAACTGACTGCTTTACAAGCCATCGAGCTACTTGACACCTACGTAGAGAAAGCCAATGAAAAACAAAAAGATTGAAGCCATTCGTTGGGTATGGGACTTAGCCCTTACTCCTTTTTATTTTATTTGTATAGCTGCCGCTAGTTTATTTGTTTTAGCTTCAGGCGGAGTTTTTGAGTTCAAAGAGTTTTGGAAGCGCAACATATGAACATATTCATATTAGCCCAAAGGAGCGGAGAACTATGCGCACACCTCTGATCGGAATCGCTGGTAAGGCCAGATCCGGAAAGGACACAGTAGGTAACTTTATCGTATCCGCAGTAGGCGGATATTGTTTTGGTTTCGCCGACCCAATCCGTAGCATGATGCGTCAGATTGGGATCGACATGTCAGATCCGTACTGGACTGACCACAAAGAGGAAGTAATTCCGGCATTGGGCGTCAGCCCAAGGTATTTGATGCAGACTCTCGGTACCGAGTGGGGGCGAGAACTGGTCAATCCAGACTTGTGGGTTACGATCGCCAAACAGCGCGTGTTGTCTTCAGGCTCTAGCTTAGCTATAGCCACGGACGTGCGGTTCGAAAACGAAGCCGCTTGGATTCGCGACATGGGCGGTACGATTATCCACATCCGTAGGAAATTAGATAAAAACGATCAGCACGCCAGCGAAGCTGGCGTAGCCGTCCAGCCAAGCGACATTACCATCGATAACGATCGTGATTTAGAAGACCTTCAGCACGCCACGCACGAAGCACTGGTTTACTGTGGCCTCCTCAAAACCTGAAACAACGTTCATTCGGGGGGTGCATAAGTACCTACCTCACACGTATTTCGAAAAAACAAACAACCCATACCGCGGCGGTACGGCCGATGTCTGGTATTCGGGCGATCTAGGAGACTTATGGGTAGAGTATAAATATGTGCCAAAAATAGTGCGCAGCGACTCGATCCGGTTAGGGTTATCAGAATTACAAAAACTATGGCTAAACAGCCGCTATGACGAGGGCAGGTCAATCGCGGTGATCCTAGGCTGCCCAAAAGGAGGGGTTATCTTTGAAAATAAAGACTGGATGAACGCGTTTACACAGACGCAGCTTATGGACCGAGTTATCACTCGGAAAGAAGTGGCCGCATGGATTTTCTCAAAAGTAGGGACAAAGATATGTCCGTCACACTTGCCATAGTAAATGTATCCAGAGCCGTTACAGCAGGGTACAAAGTTTTGGCTACAGCCATACTTGCCTATTATTTAATCAAAGACACTAAAGAACGACGAAGAATCGAAAAGCTGCAAAAAAAAAAAATCCCCCTCAAAAGAGGGGGTAAAGATCTAACCTTCTGGAGAAGAGGTTGAAGACAGCGACGGAGGAGTGCTGTCAGGAGGATTGTCTAACGGGTCGGGCAAAAGGTCAATCATATGGTTACGGTGCAGAGCGCCAGCCACACGATCCTGGATTCTTTGAGTCAGAGGATTTGGCCAAGAATACACTGCCTGATGCGTGACCCCGATGAGGTCTGCTAACCTAGCTACTCCCCCGACTCTCTTGATCAGCAGTTCTTTGTTCATAGAGCGGATTATAAAGGCGCAACATTTTTTGCGCAACAGGGGTTGACTACTTTTTGCAAGTTTACTATAGTTGGGCTACTCCATTTTACATGGAAGTCCACTAGGGAAAAGCACACACTATCTAACGAAGGAACGTTTAAATGACTGAAAAATCGAATAGTGGGGCTCCGTCCGAGCCTCAAATGGTACTCGCCGTTGTCTCGTTAAAGGCATACCTAGAGGCTATTTCTGGAATGCGTAAATACCTCGATACTGTCGAGGACAACCTTAAAACTCAGCTTTCAGAAACTGAGAAAAAACTTTCGGAGCACCATGTAGGTGACTCCTCCGTTAATTAGGAGAAGACAAATGGCTAAGAAAGAGAAGCCGGTTGTAGAAAGCGAGCTTAGCGTAAGCCAACTTGCTAAGCAGAGAGGACTAAATCCTACGCTTGTCCATAACAGGATGCACCGTGGTTGGAGCTTGGAAAAAGCTCTGGACACCCCAGTACGTCCGCGCAAAACTGCTAAGAAAAAGGCCAAAGTATCGAAACCCAAAGCTGACCCGGCGCAGCCGCAGGTAGCTGAAACAGCTATGCCCGAGGCGGCAGAACTACCGCAGGTTGACTGTACAATGCCGGCCCCGGCTCCAAAGAAAGAGGAGAGCTATGGCGTTGTTCTGTTTACTATGATGGCAGTGGTTATTCTTATGCTAGCATTGCTATTTTTCGGGCCGGTATGAACCCATTTGAGACCCTAGATTTAGCGCCGCTCCGCAAGGAGCTGGCGCTAGTTTGTAAAAAGATGATTATAATCGCGAAAAAGCCCGGGGCTGCTAAAGGGTATCACTTCTACGAAGACAGCTCTGCGGAATACGAGGCGCTAGCTAAAAAACGAGACGCCCTAACAAGAGAAATCGTCAAATTATGGAATAAGAAACGATTCTCTTAGGCACCAAAGGAACAACATGGCCGATGATGCAGATGACGCCCAAACGCAGATCGACCTACATATCGCAGCAGCAATAAAGCTACGCAAGCAATATGCTGGCGTGTCTAACGAATTCTGTGAAGAATGTGAGGAGCCTATTCCCGAAACACGACGTAAACTTCTTCCCGGAATAACTCTGTGCGTAGAGTGCGCAGAATTATCCGAGAAGCTTTCTAGACTTAATCAACTACAAATCTAGCGCCCGGAACGGTGCGGGCTACTACGTCACCGAAATCGGTCCGTGGATCGCCAGTAAGCCAATTTGCAATATCAACGGCGTGTTCAGCGGTCGGGCCAGCAAAGCTGAACCCAGGAACACCGCCCCGGCCTGCATCGCCAATAGCCTCTGCGCCAAATTCAAACTTACCGAGAATCCCAGAACGGGCTACTGCGTGCCCGAAGTGGTCGTAGAAATCCCAGTTCTGCGGCACTGACCCGGTAAGCACCCATTTCGCCATATCTGCCGCGAACATAACGGGTACGTATGCAGCTAACATGAGCATGGGCTGGTCATTCCCCTGCTTAGCCTCCGCCAGCGCTCTGGCTAGAATCACTCTCTGGAACGAGTACGCAAACTGCTTTAGGTGGGAGATCAACATGAATCTAGGGTCTGACATCCACGTAGCACGCTGCGAGGCGCTCGGACGAATAACCGCGCCATCTACGAACTTGAACATCGCTTGAGACACTCGTTTGAACGATTCTGGTCCTAGAGTATCTGCGTCTACGATCAACCTGCCATCATTCGACACCTGAATGTCTTCCGGGCGAAGCCCGAGTTCATTCATGCGGCGTTCGTCATCCTTGTACTGAATAACATAGCGCTCCCCGGCTACAGTAGCCGCGATACGCATGGAGTTGTTCCACCCCTGCATACCGTTGAGGCGGAAGAACGCTCTGTTGATATTACGAGTAGCACGAGTCATATACATGCTGCCGTATGTCTGCCCCATGGCCTCCATCATGCTGTCTTCGTTAATAATCCCCAGCATTCTGGTCATTTCGCGGTCGTAGTCGAAGCTCTTATCCTTCGTAATCGTGCGACGGAGGTCTTTGAGGGCACGCTTATATCCTTCGCCAGCCTCTTTAATGTTCCCCGTACGGACAGCGATTCCGAGCGGGTCTACCATTTGAGAGAAAATAGCTAACGGTAGCAACACCATGTTCTGAAGAGTCATGACCGAGGCCTGAATCTCTTTCATGCGTACCGACATATCGTTGCCGAGAGACCCTTCTAGTGCACGGATGTTGGTGGCGGCTTCTGCTAGGGTCACTTGGTCAACCCCGGTATCCGCCGCTTTCGACAATAAGTTAGTGATTACTTCGCCGTTATTCCCGAAAGTACGGGCATATTCCCCTCGATGCACTGCCTGCTTAATGTATCCGCCGACGGCATCATTAAGATCCTTGGACTGAAATTCAGCGAACTCAGCGGCGTTGCTCTCGTTAATGAATTTGAGAGAGCGGTCCTGCACATTAGCGTGGAACGGAGTGAACCCCAGGTGATGCTCGGTTTCGGCCAGTTCGAGTCGACCGTCCCCACTGAGAATAGCGTCAGTAATGGCACTAGCCTGCTCTGGTGGGACGTATTTGTTCAGCAGAGCTTCCCATTCCCCTCGTCTGGCGGAAATTGTAGATTTATCCCAGACACGCGGGTAGTAGTTCTCTACTTTAGGTATTCTCACCCATTGATCTTGCTCGGCATCAAACCGCATGACCCCAGCTTCGTCCATGTAGGTGTATAGGTCGGAGAACAGCTCTGCTAGGTCCTTTTCAAGCTGAGTTTCTGGCTTCTTCATCGATTGAAGATTCGTAACAGCGTTTTTGCGCTGCTGCTCAGTCGTGCCTTCGAGAATATCCTGCAAGCGGTTGCCGAAAACGCCTTCCTGCTGGAAGCGTGCCTGCAGGAACTCCAGCCCGCCTTCTTCACGACCCACGCCACGCTCGAACATGTCTGCTACTTCTACCAGCTCAGGGACACCAGTATCTCTTAGGCGGTCGGTAGGAGAGCGGAACACTTTGCTCATACCGCGGGCAAACGGAGCCGCTACTCTATCCAGTTTATCCGACAGGGTTTCTACGCCCTTCTCACGGAGTACCTGAGTCACGGTGTTGGGGTCGGTCAATTCGCCTTTATGTAGGGCTACAAGAACCTGTTCGATTTTCTCGTCCTTAGAGAGTACTCCGAACAGATCTCTGAAAAATGCAGCAACCTTCTGGAAGAAACTCTCGGCTTTTGGAGTCAGCGACAGCTGACCGGCAGCCCAGAATTGATACATATACGCTAAGCGTTCTTCCTGACTATCCTTAATCTGCTGGAGGGCAGCTGGGTGTCCTTTCAATAAGGTACGCAGCTGATTCATCACGAACGGGGAGCTAGCTACGGCCAGCATCTGTGCTTTCAGATTGCGCGCCGCTTTTTCCATTCCGAGGGTGAGGAAGAAATCATGCAGTGACTCGTGCCAAGCTACGGACGTAGGATCAGCTGCTGTTATTGCGATGCGGATGAAGCGTTCCTTAGTTTTAGGATTCATCTCATATTCGCCAGCCGCTTTCAGATCAGCGAATTTTTCAAACGCGACAACCACATCTGGACCGCGAGTACGGAGAATCTCGTCAATCGCCGCTTGCTGCTGCTCTTTCGTAGCAGCCTTAGCCGCAGGTTCCTGCAGCGACGCTCTCTGAATCACCCAATCTCTGAGCGCTTCGCGCTCAGCCGCTGTCATATCAGGGTTTTGTTCTAAGAACTTGTTGATGAACGCCTCAGCCGATGGGGCGGCTTTGGGAAGTCCGGTTTCCTCAGTCGCCGCCAAAGCAGCAACTTGGCGAGCGAAGTCTTCCATGCTGCTGGATAACCTTGACTTCTCTTCTGCGGCCAACGCAGTTGGAGCCGCCCTCTCGCCCGGGGCAAGCTTAGGTTCCGGCAACGGGGCTTTCTGTTCTGCCTGCATAGCGGGGGCGGTACGACCCACGCGCTCAGCGCCTTGAAGCGCCATGCCAGTATCTTCTTCTGCGAAACGAGGCCCGAGTTTAGGAGCAGTATCCCCAGGCTCGGTGGTTTCTAGCTGACTGGGATCGAAATCTTCTCTGGGGTTAATCCGTCCCAAGGCCGCGGAATAAGCATCCATGAGCCTGCTGAGCCTGTTGCGCTCACGCGCATCGGCCGGTACTCCGCGCTCAGCTCCTAGATTCTCGTATCTAGTGGCAGCGTTTTCGTACCTATCTATAAGAGCCTGTTCAACAGCGCCCGCAGTAGCTGGATCGTTAGTCTCAGTAGCGGTATACAGTTCTACCAGCGCCTCGATATTACTACGAAGCTTTGAGTAGTTGTTCTCGTCGTTCTGCAGCCTAGTTACGATCTTGCCTGAGCGTTCGGCGTCTATGGCGCTTACCGGAGTAGCTCCGCGAAGCCCAGTTTTACGGTCTAGCAGAACACTGTCTAAGTTTGTTTCTACACCGGCTACGTCCGGTCTGGCGAGAATCGACGCAACCGCCTCGCTGAACAGTCTCTGGGCACGGCGCGCATAATTCTCGCCACTGCCAGTACCTTCTTTGTCGCCTTGCGTCTTCCACATGGACTCGGCGGATAGCGTGCGGACGCTCCCATCCTGCATGCGGAAACGTACGCGAGTGTCACGGATTTTTTGGTTGTACTCGCTACTCGCTTCTCCTCTGCCTCTGCGCTCACTCTTTAGTAGACGCCCCATCTGGGCGAACTCTCGGTCAGTAGCTTCTAGCGGGTTGGCCTCGGCATCGGTTTGTTCGATAACCTGGTACTGGTTAAGGGCTGCTTTAATACCTTGAGATTCACGGGTAGCCTCAATCAGTGAACGTTCCCCCTGCAGAGACTGAATAGCTTGCCTGCGATCCTCGCCCCTACGAGCTTGGTTTTGAGCGATACGGCTATCAATATCGGCAAGTCTTTGGTTATACAGCTGTTCTAGATTTTGCCCCTGCTGCTCGGCGGCGTCGCCAAAACCTACAACACGGGCGTAAGTACCGCCAAACCTAGCCTGTCTGGCAGCCTCGGCTTCAGTAACTTTTTTACCAGAAGCTGTTTCCGTAGCGACGAAAGCACGAAACGGGCGACCTGTAGTAGGTTCAGAATATGTATACCGTTCCCGCGGTGCGGTCTCTCGTGCGGCCATTCCTGGCTCGAACTCAGCCGCTGCTTCTGCAACCTGTTGTCCAAACGGTGAAACAGTCGCCTGCGCCATCTCATCGTTCTGCTGGGCGTAGTAATCGAGTACTTTACGGGCCTTGGTAAAAGATCCGAATACAGGGGCTAGGTTTTCTAAGATGCGGTTCTGCTGCGCAGCAGTCATGCTCTCGAAACCCAAGGCGTTGTTATCTAAGTAGTTCGCTAAGTTCCGCTTGCTGGTAAAATCCAGTCCTTGTAACTGCGGGACAAGATTCTCTTCCAAGAAACTAGCGCCCTGCGACTCAGTTACATCGATAGCCGCTGCCTGCGGCAGCATATCCTCGACGCCTTCTAGACTCTGGCGCCTGGTCGGTCCTAAAGCTACCGGCGCGGCGGCGTCTTGCCTTTGCCCTTCTTCTTGCAAGCCATATTCAACTCCTGATTCGCGTTGAGGGATAGACGGTTGCCGCCTACCGCCACCCAATAAGATATCGAGGGTGGCGCCGCCGATGCCGCCAGCATAAAGGTTCTCTAAGTATTCTTGCGCAGTAGCGTTAGGGCGATCCGGAACATACTGCCCACGAGCGAACTCGCCAATGCCAAACTGGGATACTTCGGTGCCTGCTTCTACGCCGGCTGACAGGGGAATAGATGCGTATCTAGGAAGGCGATTAAGAACCCTGCCGCCGATAAGCCCGGGAAGAGCCGCTTCAAAAGCAGTTTGTCCCAGAGCAGACTCGCTAGCTAAGTCAAGTTTCTGTTGAGCAGTAAGACCTTGGAGAGTAGGGTCATAGGCAATGTCGGCCTGCTCTGCACCACGAATAGTTCCGTATGACGGAATAGCGGCACCAATAGCTGCTTTCAGCGGGCGGAGTGGCCCGGGCAGAAGGCCGCCAGCAATACCGCCGACAAGAGGGTCAAATGTAGACCCCACAGCACTGGCGGCGGTGTTGGCGAAGTAAGACGCCCAATCCCCAGTTCTAGCGGCTTCTTCAGCGGTTGTGGCACCGCTAGGCTGAAAAGCCCTAGCCCTAGATTCTGCAATATTTATATCCTGCAGCGCTCTGAGCCTAGCTTCCTCATCACCTGCTACCTCTGCCTCAAGGGCGCGGCGATGAGCCTCACCAAGCTGTACTTGGGCTCTCGGTGATTCAAGAGCCCGTAGAACGCTAGGAGTCTGCTGCGCTTGGCGCTGGGTTTCTCTGGCGTACCACTGCTCTAACTGGGCTCTAGTCGCTCCTAGCGGCGCTCCCCTATTAAGCTGCAAATGGTCTGTAAGGTCGGTTTGGCCTTCAGGTACCTGCGCTCTCAGGGGTGAGAAAAACTGGGGAGGGGTTGGCATGTTAGTATTATATACTTACATCCGAGGCCCCATGTACTGAATGTCTGCCCCTAGTTGGCGCAATCTTTCTCTCTGCTGCGTATCTGATGGGACCTGGTAAGGTGCAAGTTCACCCGCTCTGTTGCCGGCAATAGCGTAGTCAGCTCCGGTCAGGTAGTTATACAGCTGCGGGAAGGTCATGGATACAAGCTCCCTATATGACACATCCCGAGTAACAAGGTCCCCAGATTGAGGGTCGATCATAGGCAGCGCAACGGAGTTCCCAAGCGCTCGGTTATCCGCTTCCCCGGCGACATACCCACCACCAAACGCACCTAGGACCGTCGACCCTAGTTTGCCGAATATTTTTTCAAACGCGCCCATTTTACCGATAGCTTTCAACGGGCCTGGGGCTCTAGCAAGCACCTTGTCTAAAGCGGCACCGGCGGAGCCAAGCTTGCCTTTACCCCCACTAAGGAACCCTAATACACCGCCTACTGTGCTCGCCGGTCCGACACCGCCCCCGACTTGTTCGAAATTGCCGGAGGCCAAACCTTCCATGTTAAGTGCAAACGTAGATTGATCTTCTGGGCTTAGACTGTTGATACGTTCGACAGTAGAAGGGTCAAACGTCTCGCGCTTAGAGCGTTCCCACCACGCGTACCCCTCATCTCCTAGAACATCTTTCAGAACTCCTCGAGTTGCAGTACGGCGCTGCGCTGCAGTTTCGTCACCTTTACCAACAGCAGATAGTCTGGCTTTTGCAACATCAACATCTTGGCCACGAAGTGTAGCCATACGGTCCGCCTCTTGGCGCAGAGCTTCTGCGCGCGCTTGCTCTAGTTCTGACAGCTCCTGCATTTTATAAACATCCCGCTTAGTGCGTAGCGGGGAGCTAGCAATTTCTCGCATGCGGGCGTCGAACAAAGCATTGATATCTTGCGTACGAGAAGCGTACAAATCCTCAGTGCGCGGCTCTGGCACGGGCATATTACGGAGCACCTGCGAAGCAGAATATGTAGAAGAGGTACCCGGCACAGCCGCTGCCCCCGGCTGCCGACCTACCGAAGGCCCTTCTACCCGAGGCTGCGGCGAGACCGCCGGGACTCTGGTCACAGACTCGATCTGTTCTGGGCGCTTACCACCGAAAAATGTACCGTTCTTTTCGGCGTATTGACGCGCCAACTGGTCCATCTGTTCATCCGTGGCCGTATCCGTAGGCTCTAGAGCAAGCGCCGCAGGGCCAAGTACCTTGCCACCGATGCCTAGAACTTTCCGCAAAGTGGATGGGCCTCCGGCAGCCGTTGCAGCCGTACCACCGGTTGCTGCTCGATTTGCCGCGGAGGTAGCCGACCGACGCGCCTGCTCTGCAGCCGCATCGGCTGCTCGGCGAGCAGCGACATCTTTAGCAGCATTACGTGCAATCTCATCCTCAATCGGCATATTAGGCCCCATGCGCGGCGGAAATCCGTCAGCTGCGTAGACCATACGGAGGGGCGAACCGCCATCGGCCATACCCCGGTACTCCTTATTGATCATATCGAGCTGCTGCTGTATCTGACTATTGCGATTTTGTAACCCTTGTACGGCTCGGTTGAGGAGCCCAGTACCGAGGTATGGGGTAGTACGAACAGGTTCTTGCGGCTGGGTCTGCTCATCAGACGAACCAAAGATATTGCGAAGGCTGCTAAAGAACCCGCTGTCTGAGCCCGGGCTACGCCCGTCAGCCATGCCACCAATCACACCTCTGCGTTTTAACGCGTTATATTGCTCCATCTGATCGGCGGTGCCAAAAAGTTCACTACCGCGCGCCGGTTGATCAATCAATCCGCGTTCGTACAAGTCTAAAATCTTAGGGTTGCTAAGATCGATGGAGCCCGTATCGCGCAACTGCCTTTGCGCCTCCATCAGCACATAACTGTCATCTGAGGCGCCCATCGTCGCATCTCTAGTGCCGTCAGCCAAACCACGAAGAGCAATCCGCATATTCTTTTTACCCATATCTACATCCATCTCCAATTCTCTTTGAAGTTCAGCCGGTACATGAGTGGCGTCCACCAGAGCGTCTAAATTATCAGTTCCTACGGCAGCTGTGGTGTCAGCAGGGAGAACATATTCATCAGAACTCAGCATTACGGGCCCGACCATATCGTCTACAGGGCCGCCTGGACCTTTAACAACTCCGGGGCTAGCCCGACGTAGCTGGCTCTTCTTTTTAAAGTTCTTCTGAATGTTGTTCATATCAAACCCTTACTAGAAATCAGCGTCGTAAGATGTACTGTGACTGACGCTTTGGCTGGCCGAGTTAGACTCAGAGCTAGACGAAGATACGCTGCCTGAGAAGCTTACTGCATTGAGTGCTGCGGCGGCTATCTGGGCGGATACTTGAGCGCCGACTTTGGCAGCGTCTAGCCCCAAACTACGCGTCGTTGCTGCTAACTCGCCATTTGCTTTGGCAGCAGATACGCCGATTTCGGCTACTCGTTGCGCTTGTTCTAACGAAGCCTGCCATTGTTTAGTCAGGACTTCATTATATGAAGCTTCGGCTGCCACAGCACCTTTATAGGCATCGATGGACGCGGAATTTTGGTACGAGATAGCCCTAGCTCTTTCGCCCTCACTGTTTACTTTAGCGACATACCCCTGCCATTCGGCCGTTTTTGCCGCGAGCCTTGCCTTATATTCTTCGATTCTAGAATCGATGTTTTTAGACGCCGCAGCTACTTTAACTCCGTACGCATCCACCTTAGTCTTATATGCGTCCTGCTTAGTAGCTTCGGCAGCAACCACACTCTTAAAGCCCTCGATTTGCGCCGTATACCCGTTGATCTTAGCTACATATCCACGGATCTGTTCAGCGTAAATCTCAGATTTGATCTTCTCTATCTCCGCTTTAGCGTTGATAGCATCCACACTAGCTTTGTAGATTTCGATCTCAGCCAAGGACGCATTAACTTGAGTAGCGTACTGCTGCACCAGTGAGGCGTTCACGTTTGCTTTAACCTGTTCTGCCTGCATTTCTGCAGTGTATGCCTCTACTTTTGCCATTTCCCCACGAATTTGAGCTTCGTACGTAGCAACTTTGACTCTATAAGCGTCGATAAACGCCGCATAAGCTTGTACTCTGGCATTGTAGATAGATACTGCGGCCTCAGTTTCATACCGAGCCGAGTCAAACGCCCTTTGCTCGATCTGGTTGTTGTAATTAAGGAGGGTGCTTTCTAACTGGACCGCCTGAGCTAATGCTTGGCGGCCGGTTTCTACCATTAAGCGAGCATTTTCGATAGCAATATCACGACTTAATGACACCGTACGGGCGTGCATTTCGGTAGTGATTTTTAACCGCGAATCCAGATATACGCCCGTAGGCATCGAATATCCGAGCACTTCTAAACGGTCTAGTTCCAACAGAGCGTCTGCTGCAGAGATCGCCTCGCGCTCACGCGCCTGATTCCATAAGGCGGTTTCGGCTTCCGCTGTCAATCCGGTCCCGCCGTTGTCGATCTGGTCCCGCAGCGTATCAACAGCGGAGGTCAGAAGTGCAGATGTGTACTGGCTGCCCGGGGTGTAGCTAACAATGGACGGAGCAGCCACTTGTAACTCCGGAATATCCTCAGAGAAACTAGGAATATCCACGCCATCAAATTTATAGGTATTTACGCCCAACAAACTTGGCGCGGACGGCAAAGTTACGCCGGGGAAATCAGGTACATCGTCGATAGTGGCCAGTGCCGGGGCGCTCGGTGCCGAATCAGTTGGTGCGGTAGGCGCGGCAGGGATAATAAGTGCCGGCGGGTCCTCATCAAACGTCTCCGGGAACAACGTATCGATGGACAGAGTGTGTGAGAAATCCGATGGCGCAGAAGGGAAATTAAGCGAGATCTCTGTTAGCTCTGGGGCCTCTGTAACCTCAATCGCCGGAGCCCCGCCAACCGTAGGGAACTCCGGGGTAATTACATCAGGAGCTAGATTTGTTAGCGCGTCTCTCAGAGAGTTAGCATACGAGATAGCTGAGGCTGTAGCGTTTTGGGCATAGTAACGAGCACTATCCATATCGGAAGTAATGCCATAATTGCCGATGGACAGCCAATTTGGAGATGATGGACCTATGCTCATATTCGTAAGCTCCTAAAATACGCTGCTTTAGTATATCACGGTTGGTTCTAGCCTATGACCCAACCGCTGCTGGCACAAACCCCCAGAAGGTCGCCCACACTTCGTAACTGGCCTTTCCTAGCTCGCTAACGTCATCGGTCAAAAATGCCCCTCCCGCGGGGGAAAAGCTAGCGGTGTCGGATATATCCAGGACCGTATATGCTGGGTTTCCAAATTCATCCGTGCCGGGGGACACAGCATAGACCTGATCCATATACACAACTTGCTGCCCGTCAGCCAGCGGATGGCTGTTCACATTGTACCCGTGCATGGTGGCGTCAAATCTCGCGTATTGGTTTCTAAAACTAGGCGCTACAATGATTTTGCCGTCCGCCGATGATAGGAGAATGTGTTTATCTAGCGTCACACCTTGGTACATTAGCATATTATTATGTAGATACTCGTCCCAATACGTTTCCCAAGACTCATAGACAGCTTTTAGATATATATCCCACGACGGTGGGCCGGACATGAATCTCGGCGATACCACGTTCAACTCGGCGTCTATAACATACGATGACGTACTTGTTGGGGGCTCCATACCTGCGGTACCCCCTATACTTAGGGTCTGGTCTGACCACGGAGGGAGTAGCATGGCTTGAATATACTCTTCTGGTAAGCCGCTAATAACCGATATCCATGTACTATAAGGTACTGGCGGGTATCCATCTTGTACCTCGTCCGCATAGGTAGTGTGCGTTGTGTACAACGCATATCTAGAAGTCCCCTGTAAGTCCCCCGCTGCCCATGCCGCATCTCGGTCAGCTATCGAAGAACTAGAAGACGAAGATTCCTGCTCGTTTCGAACAAAATCCAAATCAACCGTGTGGCTCACACTCGGTTCGTAGAAAAAAAGTTGCTCTTTAGGGCCATCAGCGGTCCGGAAACTTTTGCTGATGCTAGTATTGATCGATCTGACATATCCCGTATAAGCGGAATCAGGTGAAAAATACATCCGCCGTACATAAGCTGCTTTTACAAGCGCGCTGACCGCAAACCAATATTTAGTTCCTACCGGAGACACTGAGACTACCTCAGTAATAGATGGTGAACTCAACCCTGCTGTAACGGTGTTTACTTTTGATTTATCTACAAACGCTACTCCGGCACGAAGATCCACTCCAAGCAGCTGCATATACGTAGTTTCCACGTACTGCCCGCTTACAGTGGTACCAGTAACAGTGGCGGTGGTGGCATTTCCAGAACCGGGGAAATATGCAGAACTGGTTGTCGTCGGAACATATACAACCTGTCCAACCTTAGCGTCAAGGTCCGCCAAAAGGACCATACCGCCGTCGTAAATGGCGTGCCCCCATGTGTTGTCGTGATAATACGAAGCGCTACTACTTAAACCGCCTGAGTAGGTATATGTTTCCCCAGTCTGGATCCACCCACATTCCTCTGATGTACCCCCTGGGTTAAGCCAATAACCAATGGATTCCCAAGTAACAGTAAAGCTCCAGTCTTCGGAGTAATCAGAAGCATATGTTCCCGGCCCTATTGTCTTCGTGGCGCACAATATGCGCAGCTCACCGGCATTATTGTACCCACAGCACAACGGACGGATTAAGGACTGGGTATCATCGATATAAGTACTCATCATATACTCGCCTTGAGCGAGAGTATCGGTAGATGTAAGTACATCATCGCCACTGGTGCACTGAGTTGGGGTGTAGTATTCCGTAACTACGTTATCTGGCCAATTATTTATTAAAGATTGTTTTACTCCATTGCGTAGCACACTAGATACCCCTTCTAATGCTGACATCAGCTCGGGGGAAAACTCTGTCACTGTAGGCGCGGCTTCCTCTGATAGATCTGCAGGTATATTGATAGTGTGTATATGAGAGGACGTATAGAATCTAGGATTTTCTCCAGACGCATCACATCTTTCCCTAGGATACACGTGTGTAACCCTAGAACACGTACTGGCGTCCGGAGAAAAATGGAAAAAATATTGGCTAAACAAGGCCTGATAAAAATCAGTATGTGTATCGGGCGCCGGGGGATACCAGCACGTGTACCCAGCTTCATATGGATATTCAAGCTTCTGTTTTAATATATCCCTACCACTACCCCACTCTATCTCTGGTATAGGGGTAAAAACACCTGAGCTATCGGGCTCGGATGTAAATACCCCACTAAACACGCGGACGCTGTAATACGACACATCGTAATATATATCCGTAACGTCGTCGTACGCTTGTTCCGTTTCAAAATACACCACGATTAGTGTGTTCCCACCCCTCACCGCTGCCCCGCATATGTCATGCACTCCGGCGAACATATACACGCCGTTTACGAATATGCCGGTGCAATCCGTCTTTACTGAATGGGTAACTACATTGTCTACCGTAGTTGTGTAGGGATTATTATCATCCCCTCTAACGGAGAAGGGGATTTGGATAGTAGAAGTGCCGTCGGATGAATACCAACTATATATCCCGGGGAATCCGATCGAAGGGTCGGTGCTATCAAAAGTATCGTCTTTAGAAGTGGGGCCATATGTGGCATCAGGGAACGCATAATCAAAGGCCAGCGTACTGGAACTAAGACCGGCCTGCTTGAAACCTGTTGCAGGATCTTCGAGTGGGGCGACCTCTTTGTACTCCCACCCAGCATCGTGGAAGAAAATGAAGCCGGGATTAATTTCGAATACTTTTCCTTCTTCTTTTTCTTCTTTAGGTGCAACACTGAAGTCGACATATACAGTCTCTACACCGAACTGATTCAGATACCGCATCTCTACGCCGCCATATGTAACGGACGATGCCCCCTGCGATAGACCGGAAAGCGAATGATTATGGCTTTGGCGTACGTAAAACGAATGAATAAGCGCTCTGTACTGTGCTAATAGCGCTTGCCCTTCTGGAGTCTTAGGATCTGCACCTATGACACGAAAATGCGCGGGTACACGCGCCACATCGCGAAATAGCTCTGTCCCGTGCTGCGGTGGGTTTATGAATTTAGGGTTAAACACGACGGGACAAGACTACTGGCTTGAACTCGATGCTCTCAAGGTCAAAATCTTGTCCAGAGCTAACAAGCTCGAAAGAAACATAACGCGAGCTCATACCTCGACCTAATTTGATCTTAGCAGTACGCATAGATTGGGCAGAAACGGAGTAGGTATAGGTCTGCCCATCAGCTGTGATTATCTTCAGAACATAATCACCGTCGCCTCTGACTCCTAAATAGGCCGCATCCAACGATGTTAGATACGGGCCGCCGAACTGATGGAACCCGCTGCGGATGGTCGCCACGATATCCGTAGAGTCGTCATCGTCCCCAGTAAGCTCGTATAGCCCGTCTTTAGAGGCAGCGTAATACCGGTTGCCCATATATCCGAAGCTATTAAAAGGGAAATTCAGGTAGCTAGAAACTGAGCCGGTTCTCGTATTAACGGCCCAGGCTACTAGGTTATCACCGGCACTAAACGCCGCCGATATCTCTACTTCGTCAGTAACCTCGGAGCTAAACACGAAGTTCAGAATCTGGTCATCCGATATATCTAAGCCGTCCTCGGAGACCACAACTAATGAGAAAGTAGGTGCAAGCGTATCCTGTACAGAGGCACTTTCTAAAATAGCCGCCGTGGGATACAAATGCGCCAAGGTAGAACTAGAGAGCGTTACTCCATTCGTCACCGAGGCTGCAAATGCGCGAGCTACGTTGTCCGAAAGAACTGACGACTCCTCGTATGTTCCGCCGATTGCTAGTTTTAGCGCAGCTACTAATGACACCCCTACTCTGTCAATAAGTAGGGCTGCTAAGATTCCAGCTGCGTCTTCGCTTATATCTACAGAATCAGAAGCTAGTGCATGGTCTATTAGAGACAGAACCCCTGTAGTACGAAAAGACTGCTGCATTTCTACGGAAAATATCCGAGAAAGGACTTGTACTAGAGAGATACGCACCTCTTCATCTTGTGTGAGATGTAGAGTCAAAGATAAGTCAGGGGTGATAGAAAGCGCGTCGGATAACGCACTTGATAGATCGCCGACACTAGACGGTGAGATGCTGGCCGTATCAGATACTATACTTGATAGCTCACCGACACTAGCCAATGAAACATTAGCTGTATCAGTTAATGCGCCTTCTACTATAGGCATCTTAGCCCTCTCTAAATACGTAATAGGCCGGGAGTAACCCCCGGCCTATTAACTTTATGCAGAGGCTGCCGAGAACGTGTAGGTCAACAACAATTCGTCACCGCTATCTACATTCTTAGTAGAAGCAAAACGAGCAGCTGAGAACAACGTGCCGGTAGTAGCCGACTTAGCTGACGCACTTACCAAAAACGCGCCGTACAAGGTCTTGGTAGCGTTGAAAGTAAACGTGGCTCGGCTAGCGCTGTTGGTGATGCTCTGGCTAGAAGCGGCCGCTTCAGTGAATTCGCGACGAGTAGCTTCGTCATACGCCGTGGTCTCAGTAGCAGCAGAGGTAATCGTCGCGGCAGTTACGGCAGCTACAGGAGTGTAGTTACCTTCAAACAAACCGAGGTACCAGGTAGTGACTTGGGTACTGCCATGCAGAACAACATCTAGAAGATGGTTCAGACCTTCGTTTACGACTAAGTTATGATCTTCAAAACGATCAATAACTTCGCCGTTACGGACAATCTCGCCCTCAAAAACGCCGCCAATAGTCAAACGCTGTGACGGAACGAGTACTCGGCCACCGTCGACTTCAAAATTGCCATCGAGAATGGCTTTCTGTAATTCGTTCATTTTCATGCTCCTGAGAAACGAATAATTTCTGCATCAACATAATCCCCTACTCGAGCCCTCGAGGTAGGGGTGCCCGCGTTATCTAAAACGCCTACATACTGGGCTACCCCATCCTGAAATCGGAACATGGAAGCCATGTGGCCAGTTTCAGGAAATAGGTATTTAGCCTGGGTCAAATTATTACATACGCCGCCAGGTAAACCAACACACAGGCCGTCCGTAGTCAAGAAGAAGCCCGCCTCCGCCACCGCCTGTGGTTTGTCGCTAATGGCGTCGGTCTGCGTGTACACGACCGAGCCAGGAATCATGCCGGCGTCCGTTATCTTAATACGCCGCATTTCAGTGAACGCGCCGGTTAGGAAGTACACACCGGTCTCGGTCCCTACGTATAGACCGTCTTGGACGTGCGCCAACCCCGTGATCTTAGACTCGAACTGAATAAAATTACGGGTCTTATCTACTAGTTTGTAGAGAAACAGCTCCGTGGCCCACAGCAGATTGTCATCGGCCAGATAGATGCGCCCGTTGAAGTGCGCCAAGGATGTAGCGGTCGGGGGCTTACCGAATAACCGCCCCCTGACTTCAGGTAGCTCGTCCGACGGGTTTACTACCGGGCTGATCCACTGGCCTGCGGAAGTCGTAGCCCCCCAGTCGCCGACGGTGTCGTCCTCGGCAACGATGCCAGAAGCAGTAGAGGAACAGAAATATATATCTGACGCTACAGTGACATACGCTAAACGCTCAGCGCCTATACCAGTTTTTATCGGAGATGTGGTGCCGTCCGGATAAACCCGGCTCAGTACCCCATCCTTAACTACGAGGGTCTTAGTTCCGTTGGAATACAGACTATGGAATTGACCGTCAGCGAGCTTTCTGTACCCGCGACGACGACGGATCTGACCAGCATCGTCGATATCAATATTGTCGCCCTTAAGAAGCTGTTTCTTATTAAGCCGCTCCTCAGATACGACGTTTGTTAGGCCAACAAACTCGTTGAAAATAACTGAGTCCGACGGCCTATTACGAACTGTCACGCCTTGAAGCCCCTGAGCGTCTTAGCCAAACGAGCTCGTTGACCCAGCTTACCGCCAGCTTTAGCGGCTTTGTTCAGCTTCTTGAGAGGTATTTTCTCACCAGCTTTGACACCGAGCATAGCTCGTAAAGCTCCGGGCTTCTTGATGGCATCCCGAATCCAGTTTTTATCAGTACCCATTGCGACGCATACCTCCGTCTTTCATACTACGAAGCGGGCTTTTAGGCGCTTTCTTCAAGCATTTACCGGCCGCGGCGCAAGCTTTGGGAGTCTTACAACTAGAACAAGGCGAGAATGACTTCTGCATAAAAATCCTTAAATATCAACGAGTTACCACTTGACGCGGTTAGCCCAGTAGGCCGCCGACATCTTGCCTTTGGCGATGTTCTTAGCATGTCGCGCTTGGAACGATTTTCTACGTAGCCGACTCTTTTCTGATTCACCTTTCTTATGCGGAGACCCAGATACGCCCTGCTGCCCGAACCTAATGACCTTTTCTTTACCGCCAGAGCACGCTTTTACGACGTGGGATTTCTTAGGATGCCCGGTCGTGCGTCTAGGCTTATTACAAGGCATATCTGCCTTAGAGGCTCTGCGTAAAGATGATCTAGACATACCGTCGATTATAACCCAACAAACTCGATAGTGTAATTTTGGTCAAGATGAACCATATCCCCATCGCGTCGGCGCTTACATAATACGTATTTCATGCCTCTATTCTCGAGCACCTCGTATTTTTCGCCGTCGAGAATAAATACCTCCCCTTCCAACATCTGCCCAACAGTAGGCGGTTCATCGATCATGTGCCGCTCCGTCAACGATGAAAATGCGTAGTAGCTGCTTCGAGCTTTTCATACGTCTCTTTCGGCATGTTTGTGTGCATGCCGTAATGGGATAAAACCTTACGAAGAGCATGGATAATCTCGCCTTTGTTTTTGGCCGTATCTATGTCTTTCCACAAGTCCCTCAAATCAAAACACTCCATTCTATCCTCATAGTATTTATTTTCAGTATTTTTACAGTGCCGCGAAACGATCTATCGGTGCACAACCAGTTGTACCGACCAAGAACAACAATATAAGAACTACTAGCGACCATTGCAAAAAGGTTTTGGTAGTCATTAGGTCAATCTGTCCTCAAGTCGGTGTAATTCAGTACGAGTCACACAATCCCTGGCCATTTCCTCCCTTGTTTTGTTTAGAAGAATCTGGATGCGGTGAAGCTCAGTAGTTTTTTCTCGTAAAAAATACCCAACTACTATAATCAAGACTGTCAGCAGTAAGTTCCATAGAAAGTAGTCCATCAGTTTTCCCTAATGCAGACCATATCGGGCTGGCGTCCACACCAGTCGGTTAGCTCAAGTGTACCGTAAATCCTACGTTCTTCTTCAGTATATGTAAGCTGTCGCAATTCTGCACAACCAGTTAGGGTGCTGGCAACGACCACCCCGGCCAGCACGGGTCGCAAGTACCGGGTCGCTCGAAACTGGTGGCCTACTCCCCCGTCCTGAGATGCACGGTGTGTGTTTAAGGTTTCGGCCATTAACTCTTACCGAGGTAAAAGCTGCCCGCTGCGAGGATCGAAATTTTGATCCAGTCGAATGCCACAACGGCATTCTCCAAGCGGACAAACTCAGTCACGGTCTTGGTGGTGTCGATAATGCCGAGGAAGTTGAAGCCCTTGGTCACTTCGACCGGGACGACCACATCAAAGCCACCTTGTGCGGCAGTCAGAAGCAGCCAGCCGAAGTAGAGCATTGCCGCCACGAACACGCGGCGTGCCCACGGAGACCACTTATCCACGCCCACACGAGCTGCGGCAGCATTGGCAGATTCTGTAGCTGCTTTCTGGTCTGCGGCTTTTACTTCCTGCTCACCACGCATCATTTCAAGCTGATGCTTTTGCAGCTCCATCTGCTGACGCTGCGCTTCAGCCTTGGCTTTCTGGCCGGTGCTGATGAATTTAGAGACCATGCCGAGGACGCTGCCTCCGGCCATGACGGCGATTTCTGGACCTAGTGCTTCAAGCATGGTTGTCTCCCTTACAGTCTCTGGCGAGACAGTTGTAAATAGACTGAAGTACCCCCACCACTCTGCGACGCTTTGTATCATCTGGGCTTACCAGCGCCTCAATGGCTTCAGCAAGACCATCCATCAGGTCCCGCTTTTGATCGTCACTCATCTCCATCCTTTTTTCCTTTCTTTTCCTTACCCTTGACGTAGGCATCTGCGCCGAAGAATGCTGAAACCACCAGCCCAACGGACATGAAGTAGACGCCAGACATGTCGCCAATGATCTTGGACTCGTTATCAAATCCGAGTGCGCCGCTGGCGAACACAAACAATGGGTATCCAAGCATGCCGAACAACGCAAACCATACCATTTTCCTTTGCTGGTCACGCTTTGCGTCCTCATCTTCCATCTCACGACGGAGGCGCTCAATGTGGATCTGGTATTCATTTGCGTCGATTTTGCCGTCGCCGTTTAAATCTGCTTTTTCAAAGTCGGTCATGTCAGTTTCCTGATAGGGGATTATCCAGAGCCTTTTGCAATTTGTCCTCAAGCTCGGCTTTGGTGTCCTCCACCTTGGCCTCGAACTTGTCCATTTTATCCTCGAACCGCACGATCTTGTCGTTGACCCGCTTCTCGATATCGTAGGTTAGCTGCTTGGCATCCCTGAGATTCTGCTCGATGGACTCCAACAGTCTTTCCTGTGTCTCGATCTTGTTGCTGGTCTGCTCCATCTGTGCGGCATAGGCTCCTAGATCAAGGCTGGCGATCTCTTCGACCTTTTGATACATGGTAAAGCCACCGTACAGCGCACCCAACACAGAGCCGATTCCAGCAATCGCCATGCCGATGGTAGTCGGGGTCATGCGTAGACCGAACAGGGTGAACGCCTTGTCTTTTAGCCCTTCGATCTCGTCCAGTTTGTCGCCTAAGTCAGCCATTTATAGTTGCCGGTATAATTGCTCTATAATTGATCGTACTGATGGATTACGACTTTTGAACCCCCAACCTGCCGCACTTCAGGATCACACCAACAATCGACACCATTCGTATTGTGTTCTGGAGGATGGGCATAAACAGGAATTAGTTTAATCCCCTGCCCGATTAAATGATCGGCAGCGGCTTTTGAGGTGAACACTTCTGGTTCTTGAGCAGGATCGCTGTCATACAGAAGCCAAGCGGTTGGTTTAATTTCTTCGTTCATGCTTTTTCCTTAAGAATGGTGTACATTTCTACTTCCCCCTTGTTGAGTGGTGTTCAGCTTGGGTTTGGGTTGTCCCTCGGAGAACTCTGTAATCGTCACCAACCACGCCTTGGATAGCATCCTCGGCCCGAACCCCTGCTGGGCTTTTCCCGGTGGGGGTTCTCTTTTTCAATTCTCAAACCCTCCCTGCAATCTTTTAAGATTCTCCAACTCCTGTTGCAGCTTCATCACCTCTAGTCGTCTGGCCTGAAGTTCCAGTTGGTACAGGGTATTGCAGTTGATCCGCTCTCTTGGTGCATCCAGCGGTATTACGATTCTTGCATATAGACCAATGTCCTTGGTCTGCGGATTGTTCGGATCTTCACTGCCGAATGGGGTGACCGCATTATTCACAATCCCTGTTGCACCAATCTCAAAGTTGCTGGCTCCGCCAATGGCGTTCTTGCAGTCCAAATCCCCTGCCCTGAATGAATCCGTACCGTAGCTGCTACCAGCGTTGGGCAGTTGCAGGTTGAGCGAGGATGAATCTGCCATCGCTACCCCACAAAACATCAATGCTACTGCTGCAATTTTGAGCATATCCGGCTCGCCAGTAGAGTGCCTGAACCATCACCACGCAGCTTGGACTGAGAGCAGACATAGGTTGCTCGATCAGCGTCAGCATTGCGGATATACACATCAAACTTCAGGTGTCCCAGATACCGCACATGAGCCACCCGATAGGCACTGACAAATGGGATGGGTTGCCAGTCCTCGGTGAATACGCCGATGTCGTAAAACTCCACATCCTGCCGCTTGTTGAATAACTCAAGGCTGGTCTTCATTACGCCAGTCACATGGGACGGTTTCAGCTTTGGATAAGTCGGAACCATCTCATGGGCAAACCCAGTACCCATAAAGAAAAGCAGGCATGTTACCGAAGCAACTTTCGGAAACATCAGTCGTAAAGCCCCATCTCTTGGGCTTCCTCTGCCAGCTTATCAAGCGCAACTAGTCGCTGATACTCTGCCATGTCGTGCTCGCCAATGGCTCGTCGCAGGGCGTCTGCGGCTTTCTCTAGGGCATCCACAGCCTGTACCGCAGTTTTTCGCCAGTCGCTCATTGGGCGATACACTCCGCCACCACTACTGCTCGATAAGTGCCACCCGGAAAGGCTTTATTGCCACCACCGCCATAGGTCGCTGTACTGGAAATCTGAAACCAAGTCGTACCTGTAGTAGTCAGGTCGTATTCCTTGGTCTGCTCATAGGTCACAGCATCCGTGTCATAGTCTGCCATGCCCACAGCAGATACCTCAGACACGCTTACAGCACCTGTCCAAGCCACCGCATCGCTCAGGCTAGGACTAGCAGAGAAGGCAGTCGGGTAGGTGATCTTAGCTTTGTAAGCATCTGCTAACGACACATCGTACCGGACGATTGGCAAGACCCCGCCATCAGCAGGGGTAGTCGTCAGGGTGTAGGCATTCGGGTTTCCGTAGACACCCGCCACATCGGTGTTAATCAAGCAGCGGCTTTGTACTGTACCCTCGATGGGAACATCTACGGCATTTGCTGTGCCTGCAATCAGGCAGGCCAGTAGGATCTTCTTCACTGTCGGATCTCCTTTATTTGCCATTCAAGTTCTTCAAGCAAATCTTCAATGGATTCGCCGTGGCCAGTTGCAAAGCCTTGGGAGATCATCCATGCAGCAATTTTTTCAACCGCTTCTTTCTTTGGTGGTGCGGTGTAGAGTGGGGTCATTCCTTCAAAAAGAATTTCACTAAAAGCGTCCTCTGGCCAAAGCTGACCATCTAACCATTTTTCTAGATGAACATATGCCACAGGTTTTTGTTCCGGTTGCGCTAGTGCTTGTTCGTGGTTGTAATCCATCATGCTCATGTGTTCTTTTCCAATCCAAGTTTGATGTAGTGCAAAACCTGATCCGCAAAGGTTCGGGTCTCTTTCTCGGCTTGCTTCTTTAACTTGGCTTCAATCTCAGCCGGAAGCCGGATGGTCATTGTTCGGTCTTTTTTCATGTCAATCTCCGTGTGAAGGAGATTACACAATAACACAATTCAACACACTTGCAACTATTTGTACTGCCCCTCAACCATCTGGTTGTGTAGTCGGTCATTCGCCATGCTGCGGAATGCCCGCTTGTTGTCCTTGATCTCACCACCTTGGAGTATTACGGTTTCCTTATACACTCCACCCGGTATATTGGCTGCATAATATTGAGTCATTGTGACAGGATTCATCTGGGCAAGCATGCCTGTCTGACCCACTGCCATCTCCAGACCGC